GTGGTAGTAGCTACAGCTGCAACAGCTGCATAAGTAGCCGTTGCGACTACTTCAGCTGAAGGTAAGGGTAGATCTATTTTTACAACTGGTACTCTAAGAGTTGGTTGTTCAGTAGTTGCAGTTTCTGCGTCTTCTGTTTCCTCTGGTACTTCCTCCAGTGAAACTCCATCTGGAGCTTTTATATTGCCTGGAGGAATAACAATAGGTGGGAAGACAGGCATCTCTGCTGTTGGTTGCTTTAGAGGGATGCTAGGCATGTCTAAAGCTTTGGGTAGTTTAGGAACCTTCACCTAGCTCCAAGGTTTACCTACACCTGTAGTTGGAGTCTTCTGCTCGTTAACACCTTTATCTACAGCAGCTTCGATAGCAGCTACAGTACCAGCTTTATCAGCATCTAGTTTTGCTTTAACCCAAGCTAATACTGTTGCTTCAGTAAGATCTGCATAAGGTACAAGAGTATCAGGCTTAGGAAGATCTACTTCACCAGTTGCTCTGAATGAATAAGTACCATCTTCACCGTTAACACGGTAGATAACTTTGTTTACATAACCATCAGCTAGTTCACGCTGCATGGTGTTTACTTGCCAAGTTTTTGTTGCCATTGTTTTAAATAAGTTTGTTTAATTAAGATTGATCTTTTCTAATAGCCATGTAAATATAATCGTGACCACTTTGGTTTACATCAGCACTGCTATCTTCTAATTGAAATCCAGTGCTAGTAAATTTTATATAGTTTACATTGTTTGTTTCTGCAGCCTGGGCATTCCATTTTAAAATAGCATCGTTACCTCCTGTTGAAACACCACGAGCTGTATCAAAAACAAACCAATCATTGTAGGTACTAGGATTAAGGTGTTTTATCATTACGAATTGAGGTTCAAATCCAGTGCCAAGGCTTACTGCTGGACCTGTATTATTACCATTTCCTGTGTATGTTCCAACTTTAATAATATCCTCATCACCACCATCTCCAAAGCCACCGTTGTTGTTATTGTGTGCAAAGAAGTAGCCAACTACATTTGAATCAGAGCCCGTACCGGGTCGCATCCTGTCAGCCATAACGGCTGCTGGGTATCCAAACGTAAAAGTTTTATTACTTGAGTTATAGGTAAGAGTATTATTTTGCTGATGTCTACCATAATTGGTATTTAAATTAAAATATTGATTATCAACTGAAGTTCCATTTTTATGCCAAACTAACCAGTTGGCACCTTGTGATGTGTTGTTTGTACTTTTAAAGATAGCCATACCTACATCACACTCTAATTGGTGAGTGATACCAGAACCACCACTTGCATTTACAGTAGCTGTTTGAATGTCAAAGAATTTCGGGTGTTTTCTAAATACCCAATCTATGTAAGTGTAATTAGTGTAATTGTTTTCACCATATCCATATGCAATAGAATAACCGTTATTGTTGAAAGTTACAGCCCCAGCAATATTAGTAGCTTGAGTATTGGTATTATTAGTAGTTAAAGAATAACTACCCCCTCGTTCTGTATCATACAAAACGTTCCAGAAAGCATTTGATCTGCTTTTTGTCCAAACCAGCCCTCCTTCTCCAGACAAATCCATCGAATTAGTAACAGTTTGAGCTGTATTTATGCCAGTTCTTGTATTTGCATCAAATACATCTTGCACTTTGACAGGTAGAGAACCACCCGTACCTAAAAGCATTTGTTGTATTGGCATTAGCTTAACCCTGCACCTGATATGTAAGCGTAACTTGTATGAGTAAATAAAATAGTTACCATTCCTCTTGTTGCTAAAATTCGATTACCTGTAGAAGCATCAGCAGCGTTAAACATAGTCAACCCTGAAGCTTGAGTAATAGTCAAATCACTAGCTTTTATACTAACAATCGTAATAGCATCTCCAACCGCAAAAACACTATTGGGGATGGTTATATTTTGATCAGTATGAATATGTTTACCAGCATCAGCAGCAACTAATGTATATGCAGAAGATGTTTGATTATTTTGAGGAATATTACGCAGGTTGCCTTTGCTGTCTGATACCGTTCCAGTTACCGTTACGCCCGAAGCTGTTGTCTCAAACTTCTTACTGTTGTCGTAATAGAGTTGTACTGCAGCATCAGATATTATTCGAGCCATTAAGTGAGAGTCAGCATCATTGCGGAATTGAAGATCACTACTACATATTCTTAATGGTTGATTTGCAGTAACCTCTTTTATATATGAGTTACCGTTAGAGCTATCGTGGTAGATCTGGAGATCATTGCTATCGCCCACATTAAGTTTTTTATTGTCAGGTAGATTTATATAATCTCTATGAACAAAGAAAACTTTATCCCAAGAACTATTATTCCAATGATGGAATTGTAAATGGTTATCACTTCCAGCAGGTGAATCACTGCCCGAAGTCATCCCTATTGCAAAAGCATTAGAGTTAGCTCCAGTTACTTGTATATAACTACCTGCAGTTTGACCTATCTGATGTCCATAGAATTTCGATCCGTCGGCGTATGTTTCGTATTTCTTACTGCCGTCGTAATAGAGTTCTACGGCTCCGTCTGGGTTTATAAGTACCCCATTTTCACCTGCTTTAGCTCTTAATTTTAAAACCTGATCAGTGTTTTCAATAACAGAAACACCACTATTATGATGAAAAATATTAAGCTCTTGGCTTGTTCCTAATTTAATACGATAGTCATCATCAGCTCTAAAATCTCCTGTACATTTTACGCCAGTTGAAGTTGTCTCAAAGTGTTTAGCGTTGTCGTAATAGAGATCTACGGATCCGTTTTGTTCTGCTGTTAAATAATCTTCATCAAAAGCATCATTTTTTAGGGCTAAGTAATTACTTCCAATACGCAACCAGTTAGTTGAATTTTTTATGTAACTATGATTGGAGGAGTGATAGATCTGTAGATCATTCGAATTTCCAGCAAGGTATTTTTTACTATCACCAACGTGCATATTATTTTGTGCTTCAACATTGGCTGTTGCAATTAAAGTTCCTGTTACTGTTGCTCCACCACTCGTCGTCTCAAACTTCTTACTGTTGTCGTAATAGAGTGAAACGGCTCCGTTAGCTTCTGCTGTTATTTGATTCTCATTACCTGCTGAATTTCTTATTACAGTTGCATTACTATTAATATATAAAAGCCCTGTTCCAGATTCAGTGATGTGTGATTGGGTTCCATCATGGTAGATCTGGAGATCATCTCCTGTTCCGAAAGCAACTTTAGTATTATCAACCGCAGTCCACATAGTGCCACGGAGGATACCACCTGTTGAACTTGTCTCTAGCTTCTTAACGCCGTCGTAATAGAGTTCTGTTGCTGCATTTGGTTTACATACAACTGAAGAGTCAACTGAGGCAGTTCTTAAAATTAATTGTCCAGTATTATTTAGAAGATAAGAATCCGTTCCGTCATGGTAGATCTGGAGATCATTCCCTGTCCCAAGCTGAACCTTAAGATTATCTCCAAGACTCTGATTCCCAGTAAACGTATTAGCTCCTAATCCAGCTAAGTTACCAGTAGCTGTTACACCACCTTGCCATGCTGATCCGTTATATACCTTCAGTTCATTAGCACTTGTATCAAAGTAAAGATCACCAGTATCTAAGCTAGATGTTGGTGCTGAACTTGCTACACGGTACTTATCAGAAAAGTCATTAACGTTAGATATATTTGTAGCTACTGTATTAACATTTGCTATTGAACCTCCAACATTATTTACATTAGAGATAGATCCTGCAACTGTAGATATATTGCTATTAGCTCCAGCTACTGTATTGATGTTGGTGTTATTACCAGCAACTGTATTTATATTTGATGCATTACTTACTGCTGAATTAATGTTAGAAGCATTGCTTACAGCACTGTTTATATTTGAGGCATTACTTACAGCACTATTAATATTACTAGCGTTATTAGCAACAGCATTAATATTTGATATGTTACCAGCTACGGTTGAAACCTCTGTAGCTTTAGAAGATAACCTATGGAAGGTATAAGTATTAAGTGTAGAAGTTGTTTCAACTAATAGACCATAACCAGCACTATAGGTTGTGCTATTAGCAGCTCCAGTAATAGTCACTGTAGAGTTCCCTACAGTTCCATTAGCAATAGTTATTACACCACTACCATTTGAGGTTAAGTTTCCAGCTAAAGCTCCAATACTAACTATTGTTCCTGTGCCGTTATTAACGTCAGGGTTAGCATTTGGAAAGCTAGTCTCATTTGCTATTGGTACAAAACCACCTACGTCATCAACAAGATCGATAATCCTGTCATTGATAGCAGCAGTTGTTGCTATTGTTGTGTCATTGTCTGGGAAGGCATCACCATCTTTAATAGTGTCACCAGTACTTACGTTGAAATATCTAGCGTCAGATTCTGTTTCTGTGTAATACCTGTTATCTAAAGCTCCAGTAGCTATTTCAGAGTCTCCTACTGAGTTAGCCGCTAGGTGTGAAGCATCTAATGGTGAACCAGCAATGAGAGATTTAATCTCAGTAACTGTTTGGTCAGCTGTAGCGTTAGCTTCTATTGCATTCAGCTTTGTATGATCTGCATCTGTAAAGACATTTGAATCAGAAGCACTCTCTACTAATGTCCTTATCTCAGCAGCAGTTTGATCAGCAGTTGCATTCGCTTCTATAGCGTTTAACTTTGTGTGATCTGCGTCAGTAAAGACATTTGAGTCAGATGCAGATTCAACAAGTGCTCTTATCTCAGATGCATTCTGATCTGCTGTAGCACCAGTTTCAATACTATCTAACTTGATACCATCAGCAGACACATCTCTACCATCGACAGTACCTGTTGTGGCTATGTTTTGAGATCCAAAGTCAGGAGA